TTGGGATTCAGCCACGCTTCCGCTATCTCTTCGTCGGTCATTTCGACCATCTTGTTCTTGCCGTCGACCTCCGTCCGACGCTTTGGACGGTACTCCTCGCAGAGCCCCCAGAAGCCGTCTGACGCGTTGCCCATCCATCCATATCCCCCCGCCTCGGGGGCTGCCCAGAGCAGCCCCTCTTCCATCCATGACACCCTGTAGACCTTGTTGCTTGTGATGGTCTTGAGGAGCATGCCAGGCCTCACGGCCTGGACTGGGGCGGGGGGAGTGACGGCGTCCAGGTACCCGTCCACAATGCTGGCGGCGATCTCATCAAGAGATCGCCCCTCGTTGCGTTCGGAGTCCAGGAACTTAGCCACGGCCTCGATCTGCTGCTTCCTACTCGGGAGCGCCAAAGACGACCTCCTTGTGAACCCTGTACGAGCCAACCTCCTTGAGGTCCACCTCGTAAACGTACGCCCTCTCATCGAACTTCTTGGTGTGATCCAGGGCGTACGATTTGGCGTCAGACAGAGGGAAGGGACCCATCTCGCATACCGCAATCACCTTCTCGCCGTCAAGGGCCCAGCGACCTCGGCCAGTCGATGCTACGTAAACCTTCACTCTTCCTCCTCGTTCCGCTTGCTGCGGACAGGCCAGCACCAAAGCGAACAACCACCATCCGGGTGACAAGCCCTTAGTGCCCTAGCCGGGCCACTGGTGGGCGCCTACTTATGTTTCGGCGACCTTGGTGCTGACTTGACCGCCCAGCCCCGAAGGGCTGGGACGGAGCCTAGAGGTCCAGCGGGGTGGAAGTGTCGATGAGGCCAGCCTGGAGAGCCGCTACGGCGGTCTCATGCGTCCCTCTGACGGCCTCCCAGTCGTCGTGGGTCTCTGCATACCGGAGGGACGCTGCGCGGACCTCAGAAGGGGCTTTAATGAGGTCACCAAGGGATCCAGAGCCGACATGGAAGACCGTGGTCTCCCAGCGATCCGGGATGTCCTTGAGCTTGAGCAGCCCCAGAGCCATCCTGAGAAGGAAGGCCGGGTCGTTCAGCTTCTGGTTGTCCTCGGTGATCACCACGAACTCATCAAGGTATGTGATGAACCGGGCGTACTCTGCGTCCTCGTTCTGGTAAACATCGTCCACCCGAAAGTGGACAGGGCACTCGGAGCCCTGGGGGCAGTCTTCATCACGCATGGCAGTCCCCCAGAGTGGCGCGCAGGTCCAGGATGTCTTCACACGTGGCCGAGCAGATCAGGGCCTCACTCTTGCCCATGTCCACATGGCACACCAGGCACCGGGAGTCGTCCTCCCAGTATCCTCGGTAGTCCAGGTCCATTGTTTGTACTCCTTTTTCAAGCAGGCAGCTTGCCTGCCCAGCGGGTGTCAAGGACTCGAACCCTGATGTATGCCGTTCACCCCAGACGCCTCTGACCTAATCAGGCCATCACGTCCATGTCAATCCAGTCTATGCCATTCCAGGGGCGGAACATGTTTTGCACGTACATATACTGCCCGACCATCGTCGTGTCGATTTCCCAGTTCTGCGCGGTCTCCTTGATCTTCTCCATCACTCGCGTGCGCGTCCGGCCAGACGACACGAAGTCGTCCACGAATACCCATCGCTCACCCAGCTCGCCGAGGAGCTGGCCGCGACCGTGGTGGCTGTCGTCGGTATCCTTGCGCACGAGGACGAACTTCTTACCCATCGCAAGTGCGAGCGTAGGGACCACGATGCCGCCGGAGAAACCAGTACCGACCAGCGTATCGAAGTCGACGCGCTTCAGCACCTCGGCCGCCTCCTCAACCACCTCGGGCAGGCTGAACAAGGCGTCGTCCATGTAGTACGTCCTGAGCTTGGTCACTCTCCCGCCCCCAGCTTCCCAAGGGCCACCATCACGGCTGCACCCCAGGTCTTCCCCTCGTCCTGTAGGGCCTGGGCAGCGCTCAGCGCGTTGTAGACGGCGTACGGCGGGCTAGCGATGATGCCGAGACGCGCAAGGTCCGTAAGCAGCTCGCTGGAGATGATCCCCTCGGTGGTGTCATACTCTGCCAGCAGCTCGACCTCCACCCCAAGATCCGCGAGGAACTTCCCGATGATGCAGTCGGGCTGACCCTCGTACACGTAAAGGCACTGGTTGAGGCCGTCGCGGACCTTCTTTTCGTACACAGTGCTTGAGCCGTACTCATCCACCAGGGCCGTAAGGCCCGTCCGGACAGTGTCGGCGGTAATCTCGATCATGCTCATACTCCTCAAGCCTTACTGGACTCATCAGTACGGGAGATACCCGCAGACGCCCTCTACGACAAGTCAAGACTTGTCGAGTTGCGCACGGCCTGAGCCGTGACGCTAGGGCGTTTCGTCCTGGTTACTTCTTAAAGAGCGTCATCGCATAGCGCTCGCCATGCAGGTACGAGCCGCACCCTTCGCACTGAGAGCGGCTGAAGGTGTTCGTCTCGCAGTCGCACTCGAATCGCCACTCCTGCTCGATGTGGTTCTCGCAGTCCTCCTCATGCTCCTCGTAGTTCATACCCATGGTTACGTGGAAGCCTTCCTCAATCTTGCCGAGAGGCTCCTTGTCGTGGCCTTCGTCAGTGTGGCAGCCACCACATTCACCGTTGGCATGGTGCAGCTCGCAGTCACTGCAGACCCAGATGGTTCCGTAGCTTTCCACGGTCACGCTCATATCCAAACTCCTCAAGCCTTACTGGACTCATCAGTACGGGAGATACCCGCAGACCATCAGGGAGCGCTCAGGCGCTCCCCTAGGTTTCGTCCTAGTTGCCGTTGATCATCGCTTCGATGGACTCGTCAGACTCTGACGAGTACTCCGGGTATCCCTCGGCCCAGCGGACCTCCCAGTAGCCGCCCTTGCGAGCGATGATCTCGCCCTTGACCCCATCGCTCCAGAGGTTGTCCTGGAACTCGAAGCCAACGTAGTACTTACTCACAAAGTGTCTCCCTACTCGCCCCGGTAGCCCTTGACGAAGCCCCGGATGGTCAGTGCAGCGATGATGATGAGCGCGAGGAACATGCCTACTCCTGCGAACGGTACCAGTCGGAGTAGTCCTCGGTCACTTCGCGCTTGTTGATCACGTCATCGGCGCCAGCGGCCCAAAGGAAGTTCTCGATCGCCCTGGCAGCCTCGTACTCATAACCGCCAACGGTAATCGTGCGGCCGTCAGGCCACCTGACCGTAATCTCGTACGTCTCGTGCAAGTCCTGGGCGATCCAGAGAGGGACCTCAATCACCTTGGAGGTCTTGGGCTCCTCGGCCACATCTCCAGCCTCGGGAGCCTGACCGCCGACCACCTCTCCACACCAGCAAGTACTGGCGGGGGAAGTGGCGTAGATCTCATGGTCGTAGCTGGACACGGTGCCCGCGTGGTCCATGCAGTGCGTGTGTCCGTTGAAGTCGACGATGCCGACAATCTTCATGATCAGACCTCCGTGAAGTACTTGAGCAGGTCGGCATCGTACCAGGTGATGATGTTGTCATCGCTCAGCAGGGCTACGGCGCCGTTCTTGCGGCGCCCCACCGTGATGAACTCCTGGCCGGTGAGCGTGCTCTTAAGCGTCCTCATGACGCCTCCTTCAGGGTTGAGCTAGCGACGCTGTGTGCGTCGCAGCGGGCGGGGAGGAGTCGCACGCTCCCACTCTGCTAGTCGCCCTGCGTGTTACTACACGCTCTCGGTGATACCGAGGTCACTCCAGACCTTGCGGCCGCTGTCGTAGCGCGCTTTGGCGCCGTTGAAGTTGTGTTCCAGTTCCACGTTGCCGTACTCAAGGGAGAGGGCAACGCAGACGGCATCTGCGGTGATCCATGAGTCCATGTGGACCTCGTGCAGGTAGCCGTCCGAAGCAAAGACGATGGTGTAAACCGAGTCGTCTGTGTATCCATCCATGCTGTTCCCCTTATCTGTGGAGCCAACAGGGCAGACAGGGCGGCCACGTCAATTGAGTATCCTACTGAGTTGATTCGGACTCCTGTGGTCACCCTGTCTACCCGATGGCGCCACACCCCAGAGGGTGTGTCGCAAACTGCAACGCAAGCCCTACTCACCCCTCTACGACACAGGCGAAGCTGTGTCGAATTGCGTACGGCTTACGCCGTAACGCTAGGGGCGCTCGGTGAAGGACCGCTTAGCTCCCCGAAGGGAGCCGGATTCGGCAGCCTCAAGGGCTGCCTACTTGGGGACACGCTTACCCCACAACACCGCACATTGCTGACCACAGGGAAGCGCCCCTGAGCGTGGTCGTGCGGTTTGGCGTCCAAGCCTGCGTTGCCAAACAAGACGTCAGCCGTGCTAGGTACTGACGTAGGAGCTCAATTTTCCCCTCGGGGGGGCTCTGGCCGCTCGCTGGGCCTCCTGCTACTGCTATGCAGCGCTCTCACCCGTCCGGGGATCGGTCTCCAATGCCATCCCTGCCGTGCCTCTTGCGAGGGCGACAGGGCCTGGGAGGGCCGCGTCGGGGTAGTCGCGCTGTTGAGTTGTCAAGATGCATGCCATATCCGCGATTTCCCCGCCGTCCTGGCCGGTTCCGTCGTGCTGACAACCAGAACACTGCCTCATGGCAGATGTGAAGCCCCAGAGCAACGCGGGGAGGGAGTGGGGCGATCTGGACATCTAGGGCAGGCCCCTGAGGGCCTGCGGTCCCCTGACCTGCGGGGAAAGAAGTTGAGAAAACTTCTTGGCACGCTGTATGAGCTGGGACGATGCCAAGAACTAGCAGGTCAGCGGCCTGCGCCGCTGCCTTGAGCGGGGGGAAATGAGGGAATACAGAGCCTGATATCGCTACCGCAAACCTCGACGCAAACGTGAGAGCTGCCATCACATTCGATACTCCCAAGGCAGGCGAGGCCTGATGCCTCGCCTTCTCAGGTGAACTCATTGATAGTCCGTGGATTCTTGTGGTGTAGGCGCTGTTGACCAGCACAACCGAAGGCCTTCGCGTTCCTTATATACATAAGGGAGGCTGCTCGTTTGAGCATGATGGCTGCTCATCTGAGCAATGGAGGGCAGTGGAGTGGGGGCTAAGCGAGCGCTCAGGGGACAGTCCCCCACCCGTTGCCTCGGGCAACCATCAACAAACTGTTGAATCTAAGGCCACATCTGCACACAATCGCACACATCTACACACATAATCGGACATATCTCACCATGTCCCTGTGTATCATCACGGCCTGCTCATCTCATACATACTATGACCAACCCGAGCCAGCCATGGGTTGCCAGGAGCAGCAGCATGTCATGACATGGTACGACAGGGCATGGCACAGTGTGGCAAACCGGACACACAGGGCGACAACAGGGCAAACTGACCCGGGGTTTTTAAGCCGCGGGTGGATGTGTATGTGTGAGACCCTCCACAAATTTCCCATGAAACTTGCTCTACCCAGAGTGACGAACCTGGCCCTCCCTGGACACGGAGAGTCATAGTTGGTTAAGGTTCGGTAAAGATTTTGGCTCCTCGTGGACTGGGGTCAAAAACTTCACCCTACTCTATATATAACTACTACAGCTACTTAGGGGAGCCCTCAAGGCTCCCCGTAAGACTGGACAACATGGGACCCTCTTAGGGTAGGCCCTTCAGGGGCCTACCCGTAGAAGTTACAACATCTGCAACCTCTATAAAGGTTGCTACCCTTATGCCTTCCTTCCCGGAATCCCTCCCCGCCCCAGCACCACCGCCCTGCGGCGGTGGAGCGTCTTACACCTAAGCTCCGGGGTACAAGGTGTGCAAAGTTTGTTGCGTAGCAACAACATGCACTGTATGTACAAAGGAGACCTCAAGATGCCTCGACCTGTAAACCGGACTACGAAGGAGAAGAAGGACACCATCCTCACTTACTTGAGGAAGGGTCTCCCAGTCTCCCTGGCGTGCAACGATCTGGGCATCACCACACAGACGATCCAGTACTACAAGTCCTCGGACAAACAGTTCCGTGAGGACTACGCAAGACTGAGGAACATGGAGAGCGCTTCAGGCGCTCTCACCCAGAAGGAAGTTCCTGACTTCCCGGACTTCTGCGAAGAGTACCTGGATACCAAACTCTTCAATCATCAGCTTCAGTGGTACGACGTTCTTGAGGGTCGCGACCCTCGCAACCTCCATGAGAACCAGATCTACAAGCCGGGCGATCCTGGCATGGTCATCATCAATACTCCTCCGGAGCATGCGAAGTCCACGACCATCACGGTGAACTACGTGACGTACCGGGTCTGCCAGGACCCGAACATCCGAGTCATCGTCGTGTCCCAGACTCAGGAGATGGCCAAGCGATTCCTCCGGGCGATCAAGGATCGTCTGGCGGGGGCGAACCCCAGCTACCGCAAGCTTCAGCACGACTTTGCTCCGGATGGCGGGTTCGATGCGAACTCTGCCTCCTGGACAGCTGACAGCATCTATGTGAACGCAGAAGCCCGAGACTCCGGTGAGGCTACGCCTACCGTGCAGGCTCTCGGTATGAACGGTCAGATCTACGGTAACCGAGCTGACCTCATCATCCTCGACGACACAGTGACGGGTAAGAACGCCCATGAGTTCGAGAAGCAGATCGACTGGATCCAGCGAGAGGTCATCAACCGGCTTTCGTATCCCGGAGGCACTCTTCTCCTTGTGGGCACGCGTCTTGCCCCAGTTGAACTCTACTCTGAGATCCAGAAGCCAGAGTGGTATGGCCAGGACGAAGAGTCTCCCTGGACGTATCTCACTCAACCCGCAGTCCTTGAGTTCGCAGACTCCCCAGACGACTGGGTTGTTCTCGCACCCTTCACCAACCGGCCACCTGTCTCGCTCGGAGCAAGACGCCTGGTGGAGGCAAACGCAGACGGACTCTACCCCTGGCACTCAGGCAAGGCCCTAGCACGACGACGCGCAACGTCGTCGGCTCAGAACTGGAAGATGGTCTACCAGCAGGAGCAGGTGGTCGAGGATGCGATCTTCCCAGCAGATAAGGTGGCCGCTTCTGTCGACGGCATGCGAGCGGCGGGACTCATGTCCCCTGGCGCCCCCGGCCATCGACCCCACGGAATGGACGGACTCTACGTGGTGGGAGGCTTCGACCCTGCTATCACGGGCCATGCGGCAGCAGTCGTCATGGGTGTCGACCGTATGTCCGGCATGCGGTATGTCCTTGATGTATGGACCGCTCCAAACCAGAAGCCAGACGACCTCTTCAACAAGCTGAAGGACTGGACGGTCAAGTACCACATGCACGAGTGGGTCATCGAGAAGAACGCGATGAACCTGATGGTCACCCAGAACCGCGACCTCCGGAACTTCCTCGGCTCCAGGGGCACCATCCTCAAGGAGCACTTTACCGGAGCCAACAAGAACGACGCCGACTTCGGCGTCGCCTCTATGTCTATGCTCTTCGATGGAGCCAAGGAAGACAGGGGCCTGATACGCCTCCCTTCCCGCTCCCAGAACGAGGGCGTGAAGTCCCTCATCGAGCAGCTCGTCACCTGGTTCCCCCAGTCCAAGGCCAAGCAGGACACAGTCATGGCCCTATGGTTCGCAGAGACGCGAGCCCGTGAGCTGGTGAACGACATCGAGACTGTGTTTCATATGAACAACGACTACCAGTCAGAGCGCGACAAGCGCAAGCAGGTCACCGTAGACCTGGACTATCTCTCAAACATGCCTGACAACGTCTGGGGAAGATGATGGCCAAGTACGCAGGTGCCAGGTGGGTACCGCTCCGCAACTACACCAAGGACGGCCAGGAGGCCGTCCAAGGCCTGGTTGTCCATATCATGCAGGGAACCTTCGAGGGTTCCCGATCCTGGTTCAACAACTCTGACGCCCAGGCTTCGAGCCACTTTGGCAATGCCAAGGATGGCCGACTGGAGCAGTGGGTCGACACCAAAGACCGGGCCTGGGCTCAGGCTGCTGGTAACCGTACCTGGCTGTCCATCGAGAACGAGGGCAAGGTTCCCGACGCTCTGACCGCGAAGCAGCTGGAGAACGTCGCACAGGTTTTCGCCTGGGTTGTCCGTGTCTACAGCGTGCCGTATCGCGTAGCCAACAGCCCGAGCGAGAAGGGTCTCGGCTATCACCGCATGGGTGGTGCCGCCTGGGGCGGTCACCCCTGCCCTGGTGATGTGATCATCGCTCAGCTTCAGTCCATCGTGGACCGGGCCAAGCAGATCAACGGGGTGCAGGCCCCGAAGCCTGCACCGCACTACGCCCCGTTCCCCGGTGACAAGTACTTCTTCTATGGCCGCACGAGCAAGCTGGTTACCCAGGTGGGCAAGGCCCTGGTGCGCGCTGGCTACAAGGGCTACAAGGTTGGCCCTGGCCCTGTGTTCGGCCCTGCCGACCGGCGGGGTGTGAAGTGGTTCCAAGAGAAGCAGGGATGGACTGGTGCTGATGCAGACGGACACTTCGGGCCTGAGACGTGGAAGCGACTCAAAGTGGCCCCATCTAACTGACTAGGGAGGTGGCATGGCCCTCACACTCGAAAACATCCACAACAAGGTTGAGTCACTGAGAAGGGCTGCCGCTGACAGGGACCAGCGACACCGCGACGTTCACGACGTTCGCTCCGGCGACATCGAAACCGTCATCCCTGGGTCCATGCCTGATGCATGGCCCAGGCCCATCGTGGCCAACCTCGTCGATACTTCTGCCCGCGACATGTCCGAGGTCATGGGCGTCATGCCCAGCGTGAACTGTACGACCGGCATCATGTCGTCGAATAAGGCCAAGCAGTTCAACTCGAAGAAGACCAAGGTCGCCACCTGGTACCTGATCGAGTCTGGCCTGTTCGCAGGCCAGCAGATCATGGCAGCCGACTACTACCTTACTTACGGCATGGCGATCTATTCGATCGAGCCCGACTTCAAGGAGAAGCGTCCACATATCCGGGTCGAGAACCCGATGGGCGTCTATCCGGAACTCGACCTGTTCGGCCGCCTGAAGTCCTACGCGAAGGTATGGCGGGAAGAGGCCATTCATCTGGTCTCCAAGTATCCGCAGCTTCTTCGTACACTCCAGGCGAACAACGGGCCGATGGGCCCGCAGGCCGGATGGCAGGAGCGGGAGATCGAGGTCGCCAAGTACATCGATGGCGATCAGATCGTGATGTTCCTTCCCCAGCACGGCAACCAGCTAGTGGACCGCATGGAGAACCCTCTGGGCAGGGTATTCATCTCCATCGCCCGCAGGCCCGGCTTCGACAACGAGATCCGTGGTGCGTTCGACGACGCAATCTGGGTTCAGCTCGCCAAGAGCCGCATGGCCCTGCTTGGGCTGGAGGCGACGGAGAAGACCGTCAGGGCTCCCCTGGCTGTCCCCCGCGATGTCCAGAAGATGACCTTCGGCGATGACGCCATCATCCGCACGGACAACCCGGACAAGATCAGGCGAGTCGGAATCGACGTCCCACAGGCTGCCATGCAGGAGGCTTCCCTCCTGGAGAACGAGCTGCGTACCGGGACTCGCACGCCTGAGGCGCGCTCCGGAAACATGGATGCCTCGATCATTACCGGTAAGGGCGTCCAGGCCCTGATGGGTGGCTTCAATACGGTCATCACCACCGGTCAGGCTGTCCTCGGTGAAGCGCTCCGCATCGCCATCAATCTCGCTTTCGAGATGGAT